AGGCTTAAACACTCCGGCCATGAAGGGGATGAGGATGTTTAAACGAGTTCTCACCCGAGGCGTAACCGCAAGTCCGGGGTTTAAAATAAGGAATCTTATCAGGGATTCCATGCACGCGCCTGCAGTTACCACGGTCTCAAAGAACCCATTAAAGAACATCGCTGTTGGGATTAAAGACAGGGCAGCCATGAAGCGAATGGAAGCCGGTGGCGGAGCGTTCAGCCAGGAAGGGTATATTCATGGGTCTGACCCTGATGCCATGAAAAACATTGTTGGACTATCTGTTGACTCGATATTGAACACTCCCCGCAAAATAGCCAATATGTGGCGCAAGTATGAGGATTTTGGAAACACTCTGGAGAATATAAACCGGGTGGCGAGCTTCAAGAACGATCTGGCAAAAGGCAAGTCTCTCCTGGAGGCAAATTTTAACGCCAGGGACCAACTGGACTTTGCCAGATCCGGAAGCTTCTCTTCGGTTCGGGTACTCACCCAGGTTATACCGTTTCTGAACGCAAGGATGCAAGGGCTCGACAAAATAGGCCGGGCAGCAATGGACCCAGCACAAAGAAACCAGTTTGCCCAGGTTGTTGGGATGTACACCCTTGCCTCGGTATCGCTGATGCTGGCCATGGCCGATGATGATGATTATGATGAGGCCCCTGAATGGGAGAAACGAACATACCATCTGTTTAAGATACCCGGAGTCGATAAGATGTTTCGGATTCCGAGACCATTTGAGGTTGGTGCCATTGCTTACATGAATGAACAAATGGCCAGGCAGTTCGTGGATGCAAATGCAGAGATAAAAGATATTGGCTCTGCAATATATCACACCTTGTCTGACACCTTCGCCGTAAGCATTGTCCCGCAGGCATTTAAACCACTGCTTGAAATTTATGCCAATAAGGATTCTTTCCGGAATACACCGATTGAATCTATGTCCATGCAGAGGCTATCCAAAAAAGAGCGGTCAAAACCGTGGACAAGCGATGTGGCAAAAGGCACAAGCTCTGCAATGTCGGAGGTATTGCCTGAAGGTGCGACACTTTCTCCTGTTCAAATCCAGCACTTAGTCAGGGCGTATACTGGATGGGCCGGCGCCACAACCCTTGCCTCCATAGACTTCCTGATAAAGAAAATCAACGGGGATATCACCCCAGAAACAAAACTCAGTGAGTATACATGGAACCCGGTATCATCCTTCGCCAGAGACAGTGAAGCAAAAAGTTCGAAGTATGTCACACAGTTTTACGATAATATGTCTGAACTCAATACGATGTGGGCGGACATTAGAAAATATAGGGGGACTCCAGGGGGAAAAAAAATAACGGCAGAGCAGATAAGTAAACTGAGACACAGAAAGATGTATAACAATCTAAGCAAACAGCTTTCTACATTAAGAAAACAAGAAGAATTCATCTATAAAAATACATCAATGAAGGCTGAGTGGAAGAGGGCAAAATTGGAGATAATCAGACGGCAAAAGAACGAGCTTACAAAAAAGGCTATAGCGGCCTCGAAGGATGTATTTTAGCCGGAGAGAAGAATGGATTCCGGTGCGGTGTAAAAAAAACGGCAACGTTTATGATCCAGCAAATGGACATAGGAGTATGTCGGGAATATTTGTTGATGATTTTGCAGATGTCTTGCTAAGACCTACGTATGGGGACATTTTGTAAAAGTCCGGGCACTTACAAATAAATAATGGAGCATACACATGGATTTTATAGAAGGTAGAGATTTTCAGGTAGAGACGGACGAGACAGACGATTTAACCGCCGCAGATATTTGGCATCCCGTCCAACTGCCGGAGGGATTAAAATGCAAAAGCGCTCTGGTTCAGGTCCGTAATACAGCCGTGGTGTCGTTTGATCCTTCTGTCGATTGCAATGGGTTTTTGTGGTCGTATCAGGCTACCGGGCCGGGGTTCCTTTATCAAGCAGAGGGAAAAGCTGTTGTGACGGCAAAGATTGCTGGCAAAGTGTTGGGATATATTAAGGCTGCGGCGGGTAAAATAATCATCGTCGAAGCGCTTAATTAGAGTCAACCTCGGGAATAAAAGGAAAAGAATAATGGATATGTTTTTTATGGGCGGAGGCGGGGTTAGCCGGGCAAGAGTTAACCAAATCTTGGAAGATTACGCCAAAATAACGACAAATTACTGCAACACCCCGGGCGGGATAGGATTCCCAAACGGTGTTTGTCCGACAGCGAACCTACCAGCGGGGATGATCCCGTTGCCTGGATTTGCAACGCTGGGAGACAATAATTATGGAAACTATCAATTCCGGGACGGATCTCAGATGGTATACAGACCCCGGACATGGTGCATAGAGGGTGATGGGACGAACGGTTTTGGTGTTAACGTCAAGGATGTTAAGCCCTGGAACTATTTTGACACAGCTGCAGATGCTGCTGCCGCCGGATATTGGGTTCATGACGTATTCCTGGATGGCGGGGGTGTTAAGCTCGGCATTTTTTGTGATAAATTTATGTGTTCAAAAAATGCCCTGGGGACCGGATCTGTTGCCAGCTCGATTGAAAACGGCCTGCCTCTCTCAACCTCTGCAAGCCACAATCCCATTGCGGATCTGACGGCATGTGCGGGAAATTCCTATCATGAGGCGATTAACGCAGCTCATGCCAGGGACGGTGTGGACGGGGCAGCGAACGTTGCATCTATATTCTTCGTCGAGTCAAAACAGCTGTTTTCTTACCTGGCGTTCTGCTCAATGGCTCATGGGCAAGCGTCCACGGCCATAACATACAATGCGTGGTATGATGCCGCTGGCGTAACTAATTTTCCGAAAGGTTGCAACGACAATGCCCTGGGAGATGTTGATGATGCAGAGATACTATACACAACCGACGGATACTCCAATTGTGGCCTGACCGGATCAGGCACGCCTTTTGCCAAAACTACTGATAATGGACAGGCTTGCGGTGTGGCGGACCTTAATGGTTTGCTGTACGAAATTTCAATCGGATTGACTTGTATTGCAACCACAGGGACAATCACGGCGGCTACTCAAGATAACCCTTGTCAGCTTACTGTCGTTGGTCATGGAAAATCTACCGGTGATTATATCCAGATCGCCAGCGTGGTTGGTATGACCGAAATCAACAGCAAAATTTTCACATTGACCGTTGTAGATGTGGATAATATCACTTTGGACGGTGTGGATTCTTCGGCGTTTGCGGCGTATACCAGCGGCGGATCCGCCACCTTCGGGAAATTTTATCGAAAAAAAGATTCGGTTTCCATGAAGGATTTCACATCCGGAAACTCAGCGATAACTGATCATTGGGGGGCGGCTGGGGTTGCGGCCATGATGGACGAATATGACATGGTGCTTGAAACCGCTTATCCGAGTAACGGCTTCGCTCAAAGGATGGGTTCCGGGGCAAATCAAGTGCTATCGCCTGACTTGGCAGGCAATGGGGCGGTGTTGCGGTCGTTAGGTATCCCGCAAGATGCCGACGGGGTGGATGCCACAGGGACTAATCTGTTTGGAAAAGATTATTTCTATCAGTACATTCGTAATGAATTATGCGTGCGATCCGGCGGGTATTGGGCCTATACTTCGAATGCCGGGGTTTGGTATTCGTCTTGGAGCTACGGTCGGACGAATTGGAACGCCGACGTGGGGTTCCGGTGCGCCTGTCACCCTGTATAGGGCGCGACAGCGCCCATTAAAGGATTAAAGGAATAAAGGATAATAATGTCAGAACCAGATTTAAATAGGAAATTCATGGAAACAGCGAAGTTGCTGAACGTGTACCTGAACCATTTCCCAAAAGCCGAAAAATACGCTTTGGCAAACCGGATCAGGAACACGGCCTATGAAGTATATGATCTGATTTCGGAAGGGCAGAAGCGATATTTCAAAAAAACTACCCTGACCAATCTGGACATCACTCATGAAAAGTTCAGGATGCAGGTGTTCTTGGCATACGAGCTGGGGTATTTCCGGTTTCATGATGGGAGGCAAGTAGAAAAAAATCAAAGTCAAATTGAAAGAAAAAGATTCACGACGATTTCGGGTCTTATTGATGAACTCGGGAAAATGATTGGTGCGTGGATTAAGAAGATTAAGGAAGATAAACGATGGTAAAGGGAAGCGCCTCAAAATGCGTGCTATCCGGCGGGAATTGGAACAATACTTCGAATGCCGGGGTTTGGTATTCGAATTGGAACAACAATCGGACGAATTGGAACAACAACGTGGGGTTCCGGTGCGACTGCAAATCTTCAAACTCTGCAAAGAGAAAGTGGAATTACAGGGATGTGTCTTTCCTGCATTATGCGAAATCAATCAGTAGCGCCTTTTTAGTAGGAGTTTTTATTCGAAAATCAGGCGATACCAACAACGAGGAATTGAAATTGAAACGGATCGGGAACTTGTTTGAAACTGTGTTCAGCTCTGAAAACCTGTACCTTGCATATCTTGATGCTCGCAAGGGGAAGAGGAAAAAAAAAGCATGTTTTGATTTTGAAGTTAATTTGGGATTCCATCTCAAAAACTTACATGACCGACTACATGCCGGAACGTATCGCCCCGGACCATATAAAGAATTTACTGTGTACGAACCAAAGGAACGGGTAATCCATGCCCCTGCATTTATGGATACTGTTGTGCAACATGCTATTTATCGGGTCATTTACAAGATTTTTGATCGGACGTTTATTGACACATCGTTTGCATGCCGGAAAGGTATGGGTACCCATAAAGCCAGCGTTTATACACAAAAAGCGCTCAGGGCCTGCCCGGATGATTCTTATACTTTAATGCTCGATATTCGGAAATTTTTCTATTCGATCAATCGTGCCATCCTTAAAAAACTTGTTGAACAAAAAATTAAAGACCGCAGGCTTGTGGATATCATGATGATGTTTGCCGAGATGGAAACGCCTGATGGGATTCCGATCGGCAACCTTTTAAGTCAAATTTACGCATTAATTTACATGAATCCGGTCGACCATTTTGTGAAACGGGTATTAAAGATTAAGCATTATGTCCGTTATGTGGATGATTTTATTTTGATAGGAATTACCCGGGATCAATGTTTATCCTTCAGGGAAAAAATTATTATATTTTTAAAAGAAAACCTGAAGCTAAAACTTTCAAAATCGACTATCCAAAAAGTTAAAAAAGGTTTGAATTTTGTTGGATACCGTACCTGGAAATCTAAGAAATTCATTCGAAAACACAGTCTCTATAGGTTCCGAAAAATGGTCAAGAAAGGAAATCAACAGGCCGCTGTGTCCATTCTTGGTCATGCTAAATACACCAATTCTTTGCCATATATGATTAACATTTTAAAGGGGTTGAAAAATGATATTAAAATACCAAAAGGCTACCGACGAATATACCACGTATGCTCTCGTTGAGCCCGACCATGTAGATGGAGCGCCTCGGGCGACTGAGTTATGTGTGATAGGGGATGAGACTTACGCGCACATACCCGATGATATGGTTTTGCCACAGCAACCAGCCAACCTTGAAGTTGGCATGGAAACCATTGTCCTCACAGATGAGTTGAGAGCGGAACTCAAGGCGCTGTCACCTCATGTTCGATTGATCAACACCCGTGTTGTGGAAAAAATCCGTGAAAAATATACAACCGACGACGAACTTAAAATGCACAGAGAGTTCGCGCAGAATGGATCGACTCCGACAACTCAGGCGTATATGGATCATGTGGCCGCGTCCAGGGTAT